AAAGACGATGCAATTTAAATGTAAAGAATGTGACCGCGAATTCAAAACTCGCAGAAGCTTACACACGCATATCAAAGCGCATGGTATGTATCTTGGAGATTATTATGTCAAGCATTATCCAAGATTTAACAAATTAACTGGCGAACCTTTACCTTTTAAAAATTTCTCTGATTATTTTGAAATGGACTTTTCAAGACCCAATCAGGTCTTCGAATGGTGCGAAAAAAACCCACGCTCAGAAGTTCAAAAATACTTAATCGAATTGCTCAAAAGAAGAATACAAGATAAAAATCTTGATCATGGCCCAAGTTATTTGTATTTGGCTTCTGTTGGTATGCCCAGCGTGGATTTGTATAAAGAGTATTTTGGCAGCTATACGGAAGCATGTAGGATGTGTGGAGTTAAGCCTTTATTGGGGAGTCATATGCCAAAAGAGTTCTGGAAAGACTTTAGTAATGTAAAAATTTTGATTGATACCAGAGAACAAAAACCTCTGTCATTTAAAAATTTCCAACAAATGAAATTAGATGTTGGAGATTACGCTGTTGCAGGTTCTCTCTATGATTATACTTTTGTAGATCGTAAGAGTTTTCAAGACTTTGGCGCGACAGTAACCAACGGCTACAATAGATTTGCAAAAGAACTACAAAGGTGCAGAGAAATCGGTTGTTACACTTACATTGTTGTGGATGAAGATTTCAATAACATCGAAGAAGTAAATAAAAAGAACTACAAAAAATTTAAACTAAATTATGTATATCATAATATGAGAGAGCTTCAAAACGAGTTCTCCGATTGTTGTCAATTCGTGTTTTCTGGATCAAGGGCTAATAGCTCATTATTGATTCCTAAATTACTCGTATTAGGCAAAAAGCTATGGAAAACAGATATTCAATATTTCTGGTCACAATATTTAAATCATGAGTTGGGAAACAGGACAACAGAAAAGGCGCAGTAAATTTAAAAACGTCAATGAAGAGATTTTAGCTCTTGAAGACTTCTTGGAAGAAGAGGAGGCTAAAATATGGCTATATAAGTTTTTGAGAGCCAACCCTTCATTTGCTTGTAAAATGATTACTGGAGTGGAGCTTTTTCCTTTCCAGCACATAGCAATTAAATCAATGATGGAGACAGATTACTTCTTGGGGATATGGTCGCGTGGTATGTCTAAATCGTTCTCTACCGCAGTTTTTGCGCTTCTAGATGGAATTCTTCATCAAGGGGTGCATACTGGTATTATTTCAAAGTCTTTCCGTCAGGCAAAAATGATCTTCAAGAAAATGGAAGACATATCAAGAGATCCTAAAGCTGGATTTTTATCTCAATGTATAACTAGAGTTTCTAAACAGAATGATGAATGGGTAATGGAAATAGGAGACAGTAAGATCACTGCGCTACCACTTGGCGATGGTGAAAAACTGCGCGGTTTCCGCTTTCATAGAATGATTATTGACGAGCTTCTTTTGATGCCAGAAAAAATCCTCAATGAAGTTATCATGCCGTTCCTTTCTGTGGTTGAGAATCCAACAGAGAGAAAAAAGATTGCAGATGTTGAAAATCTAATGATCAAAGAGGGTAAATTAAAGCCAGAAGATAAAACAGTTTGGCCAAACAACAAAATTATTGGCCTTTCATCTGCCTCTTACAAATTTGAATATCTTTACAAGCTTTACTGTGATTATGAAAACTTGATTTTAAACGAAAAAAGTCAAGACGGCGCTCATAGGGTGATAACGCACTTTAGTTATGACTGTGCGCCGAAAGAGCTTTATGATGAAAACTTGATTAATCAATCAAAGAGTATCATGAGTCAATCTCAGTTTGATCGAGAGTTTGGTGCTGTTTTTACAGACGATAGCTCTGGTTACTTTAAAGTTAGCAAAATGGCGGCTTGCACAGTCGCTGATGGAGAAGGTCAGTCAGTTCAGATTGTAGGCGATCCTAACGCAAAATACATACTAGCAATCGACCCTTCTTGGTCAGAGAGTGAATCTTCTGACGATTTCGCTATGATTGTTTTAAAATTAGACAACGATAACAAGAAAGCTATTGTTGTTCATGGATATGCAATGTCAGGCACAAATTTAAAAAGCCATATACACTACGCAGCTTATGTTTTAACTAATTTTAATATTGTTGCTGTTGTGGGTGACTATAACGGCGGTGTTCAATTTATTAACTCTTGTAATGAAAGTAGTATTTTCAAAGAAGCGAAGATAAAATTGGGAGTTATAGATGCAGATGTTGATAATCATCAAGAATATCAAAAAGGCATCAAGAGTCTTAAGCAGCAATACAACAAAGAAACAAGAAACTATGTAATTCTTCGCAAGCCAAGTTCTCAATGGATTCGATACGCAAACGAAAGACTTCAAGCCTCGTTTGATCATAAAAGAATTATATTTGCTGGTGCGGCAATGGATGAAGATTATTATCAACAAAAGAAAGCAAATATTCCAGTAGATAAGCTTAAGTTTATTAATAACTACGAAGAAAAAGATAACAAAGCAAAAGTAATTGATTTACTTGAACATCAAAGAGATATAATGTCAACCATTAAAGTTCAATGTGCGCTTATTCAAGTTTCAACTTCAGCCCAAGGAACACAAAGCTTCGATTTGCCAGCTAATCTAAAGAAACAAAGAGGCGCATCAAAAGCAAGAAAAGACTTGTATTCTACGCTGGTTCTTGGCAATTGGATGGTTCCTGTGTATTATGATATAATCAATTACAAGGACGACAGACCTGAATCGACATTTACGCCAATGTTCATAACATAACTTTTAAAAGTTAAAAGTATACTTTTTGACTTTTGTGTGTATAATATAAAAGAATGGCAAAAAGAAGATATACCAAAAGAAAAAAGGAATATTGGGGGCAATTTGATAAAGAGCAAAGTCCTACAACAAATTTCAACAATTTACAATCTGGTTATCAACCAGACCTTTTAGGCGAACCATTTTATGTTTCTTCTGCATCATATAACGATACCTCGTTGGCTTATACCAGAAAAGAAACGCCAACAACTAAAAAGAGGATCAACAGGTCTGCAATCACTCAGCAGCACGATAGATTTTCAAGCATTCGAATTGGAATGCTACCATATGATTATGCAGCAGACGGAGTAAATGTTCGCGATGCTATTGAACTTTGTCAAAAGGCTTATGCAAATATTGCGATTTTTAGAAACGCAATTGATATCATGTCTGAATTTGCCAATACAGAAGTTTTTCTTGAGGGTGGAACTGTAAAAAGCAGAGAGTTTTTTCAAAAATGGTTTGAAAGAATCAATCTTCAAAATCTAAAAGATCAATACTTTAGAGAATATTACAGAAGCGGTAACATATTCGTATACAGAGTTGATGGTAAATTTGACACAAATGACTTTACGCAGCTTGTCAAGTTGATTGAACCAAAATCTGGAGAATCAAAAAATGACATTCCGCTTCGATATATTATATTAAATCCATTTGATATTGTAGCAAAAAGAAGTTCTTCTTTTAATGTCGGTGCTTATGAGAAAATCCTTTCAGAATATGAACTTTCTAGATTGCAAGTTCCATCAACAGAAGAAGACGAGAGAATCTTGAAAGGTTTGCCAAAAGATGTTCAAGATCAAATTAAAAAGGGAGCTTTCTACACTGATGGTTTAAAAATTGAACTTGACCCTAAAAAACTTTCTTATTCTTTCTATAAGAAACAAGATTATGAGCCATTTGCGATTCCATTTGGTTATCCTGTTCTAGAGGATATCAATGCAAAGCTTGAGCTTAAAAAAATGGATCAACAAATCACAAGAACTGTTGAGAATGTGATCCTGCTCATAACAATGGGCGCTGAACCAGAAAAGGGTGGAGTTAATGACAGAAATCTTGAGGCGATGCAAAATCTTTTCAGAAATGAAAGTGTTGGTCGTGTCTTGGTTTCAGATTATACAACCAAAGCTGATTTCGTAATTCCAGACCTGAATAAAGTTTTGGGTTCTGAAAAATATAAAGTTTTAAATGAAGACATTAAACAAGGTCTTCAAAACATTGTTGTTGGAGAAGAAAAATATAGCTCCACTCAAGTAAAGGCACAAATTTTTGTTGATAGATTAAAAGAGGCTAGAAACGCATTCGTTAGCGATTTCTTGCAAAAAGAAATCAAAAGAATTTCCAAAAATCTTGGTTTCAGATCATATCCAAAAGCAGTGTTCAAGGACATAGACATGAGAGATGAAAGTCAACTCATGAGAGTTGCCACAAGACTCATGGAGCTTGGTATTATCACTCCAGAACAAGGAATGAAAATGTTCCACACTGGTAAATTCCCAAATCCAGAAGATATCTCACCTGCTCAAGACAGGTTTATTGAGGAAAGAGAAATGGGATACTATAACCCAATTGTTGGTGGTGTTCCAGTTATTGAATCAGACGATTCTGATAATCAGAAAATCAATCAAACCAATCAACAAGCTGGTCGTCCAGAAGGAACTACCGAA